CCAGGCTTACCTTGATTAGCGTAATCACGTTCTATTCCAGTTTCAGAGCCAACATTTGGGCTAATATCCACAGCTTCTTCCATTGTTATTGGCTTTGTTTCTTTAACTTTATACATATCTTCAGTCACAGGTATTTTTTTCTGGTCAAGATCTATTGTTTTTTTCTCATCTTCAATTGCTTGACAAAGGTCATTAACTTTATTTAAAACGGTAGTATTATCACCATTTATATATAGTTCCCCCCTGTAATTTTGTAAAGCAGTCATTAGAATCTCATATTGTTCATGGTCTAATTTCATTAGTATCTTCCTCCTTTTGCTAATTTCCTAAGAACATATTCCTTAGTTTCGTCTTTTAATGTTTCAACCCATAGGATAAGTTCTTCGAAGTCTTTCTCATCTAATGGGCCTTTTCTAGTATTACAAGATTTACAAATTAGCTGCAGATTTTCTTTTACAGAATCTCCACCTTTAGCCAGTGGAACAATATGATCACATACCATATTTCTATAAACCATTTTTCTTCTACAATATTTGCAAGACTTGCCGTATCTATGATAAAACATATCACGTAAATCGTCCATTGTAATATCAAATATTACATCAGATATTTCTGAACGTTTCTTAAGGGAGGATTTGAGACTTTGCATTTTTCTCTGTAGCTTAGTATAAGCAATCTTCCAATAAGTTTTGTGATGAGGTTCTAAGACCTCTTTAAATTCCTTTTTATCATACTTCATAATTATAAGGGCTCAGCGCAGGTGTTTTTACTCACTGTCTATGCGTTTCGGAGTTTAACTGAAATCCACAGAACAACTAAGCCCATATAATTTATAATTAAAAGAGTTCGGTAACAACATCAAATTCTAAGTTGAGTGAATTTAACTTCGTTTTACTCTTTTAATTTTCTTGATATTTAGACCAGGTGGCATATCGTCTCCAGAATTAAATGCTGATATTGCAGCTTTTCTGGCTTTCACCTTATCCAATTTCTCAACTATTTCAACCTTTTTAAAATCGTCTGATATTTCATGAGGATCAACATCTACTGGGCCGAATGTTTCATAAAGCTTATACCTTGCGGTACTAGTTTCATAGACTCCGTCTTCATTCCCAACTTCCAAGATAACTGCTGGTAGTAGTTGTTTGTTGAAATAGTCTTTTGTCCTTACCAATGCTCTTCGTCTTGACTTCAATCTTTCAATCTCATCTTTTAATGCTTCTACTTCAGCATCGATAAGATGTTCTTTCTTATTGAGCTCGACCATAAAGTAATCAACGTTTTGAATTTTACTTTTAACTTCCTTGTGGATTGTCATTCTAGTCTCTTCGAGTCTTTTATGTTCATCCATATCAAGGTCATTTGATTGTTCAAGGTACTCTAACTGTTGGTTTACATCTATTAATTCCCCAACAAGTTCTTTAGTTGTTGGCATTTTGTCGCCTCTCTTCCTTTGCTTTAATTAATCTAAAAGAAGGTGTCCACTCTAAATCTACATCAAATAAATCACCATCACTATTTTTAAATAATGTGACTTTTTTACCTGTATTTTCAGAATCTCCTGTTATGCCTATTACTTTTCTAGATGCATTCTCTATAGCTCCACTTCCTTTAGCAGCATACAAATCCATTATTTGATTTCTCGAATAATCTCTTGATACTTGAGATATTTGTATAATAATAATATCTTCAGTTACTGCAATATTTGAAAGTGAATGGCTAATATAATTCAACTTTTCATATTCACCCTTTTTATTGTAAGGAACATCTACTAGGTCAATATAATCTATAACTACACACTTAGGTTGCAGTTGTTTAATTTTGTCCTGTATTTGCCCTATTGTAGGGGCTATAGACTGCATAATAATATGGCTTAACTCTTCTTTATGGTGATTATAGAGCTCGTTGTATTTAGATACTACATCGTCTTTACTAGCACCTGAAACTATTTGCAAGTTTCTTCTATGCATAACAAATCCAGAAAGCTCTAAAGATAAGAATAAAGTAGGTATTTGTGCCTCTTTAACTATTTGATCTAATTCTGCATTATATCCTAATACAATATTTTGAGCAAGTGCTGTCTTATTTGCACCTGTTGAACCAAATATAGTTACTAGTTCTCCTGGATATATAGTAACATCTTTGTTAGGAACTCCTAAAAGCTTAGCTAAGTCTATAGTTCTACCTGAAAAATCAGTTTCTAATCTCTCTGCTAAGTCTGATTGCAGTTCTTCACTATTTTTAACATCTATCAAATAGTCTTTTCTTTTGTAATAAATACAATATGGTTGACAATGCTTAGCCATAAGCTGGTCTTTACATCCATATTTATACCCACCACGATATGTGTCTTCTACCTTTTGAAGAATTACGTCATCCATTAATTGGCCTTGATTCCATTCTAATAATGCAGCTTTTGCTGCACTACTAGGAATACCATGTCTAAAGAAATGAGATGCTATTCGCATCATAGTATTATTTCTATTCCCTTCTTCAGGGCCTAGTTGATACATCTTTTGAACGCATGGTACAATATTTCTTGGCTCAACACTAGATTGCATTACTCGTATTTTTGGAACACTAGTAATAACATGTTTTTCTAATTCTCCATCTGCCCATACAGGATTACAATCTAAGAATCTTTGCTCTTTTGCCAATGAATGAATATCATCATATTTTAAATGATTAATTTCTTCATGAGTCAATTGTATCTTGTATAAAGAAGATTTTTGATTAATGGTATTAGAACATCTGTAGATTGAAGTTCTGTTATATACTGCCAAATCTATATCACTAAGTAAATTATTCATTGTTTCCTTAACAATAAATGGTAAATCTTTACTTCCTTCAGGAAAATTAAATAATTCACCACTTATGATAAGATGATACCCAGTTCCACTGAAATAAATATGACATGATTCTGCTTGAACACCTAGTTCTTCAAGTTCAAATAATACACCTCTTGTTTTATTTAGTGTATATTCGTCTGTATTTTGACCCTTATCTATATCAATTAATACATCATTTATGTATCTTTTGCCTAAAAAGTCTTTTAGAGTTCTTCTTAATTTAAAATACTCTAACCCTTCCTGGTCATATAGAAATAAGCTTTTATATACAGCCTTGTCTTTTCCATGTTCAAGTATAACATCTATAACTTGTTCTTGATCAATCAGGAGCCCTCTATTCTGAGGGCCCCCAATTGCTATCTCATTGTATAAAGTCACTAAAACGAGGTTTGAGTGCCGCTAGTAGTAGTGGAGGAACCACTAGTCATAGCACCATTTCTAACCTGTTCAGTTTCTTCATGTTCAACAATGTACTTATTGGCCTTCATGTACTTAATGTAATCTTCAAGGTCTGCACGACCTGCTTCATCATTTTGTACAATCTTTGGGCAAACTGTAGGGTAAGCTTTTTGATTCTTTTCGCTCCACTTCTTATATACGTAAATATATAAGGGTGTATCGAAATTGCTTGCCCCGTAGTTAGCTTGAGTATAATTAGCATTTAAAAGTTGAGCTACGTCATCTTCTAATACTTTATCATCCTCATCTACCCATTCACCTTTGGCATTTACGCCTCCGTTCCAGCCAATAGCATCCGTTAAATACAATATTCTTTTAAGCAAACTATTCTCACCAGATACTCTACCATCTGCATCTCTTTCAAACTTACCTAAAAGGTTATATTTGTAAGGATACTGAGAAGACTCATTTTGAAAATGAACCTCCAAGTAAACATCTAAGTTATCATAGTTTTCTGATTTATTAATAAAATCAGTTAATGCAACTGCTTGAAAACCTAGCCATTTGGCTGGGCCTTTAGAGTTGCTTGTTGCTTCATAAGAACCTCTGTACGGCATATGCTACTCCGCTTCTTTGTATTTTAGGATTTCATTGACTACTACATTGTAGTCAAATTCAAGGACTTTCTGGGCTAATGGTCTTAACCTGCTGCCTACAGTCCTTTCATCATATGCTTGGAAAGATAGATAAAACTTTCCGTCTTCTTTGTCAGCGGTGGCATAACCTATGACATCAGCAGAGGCAGTTACTGCATACGCCAAGCCCCTTGGGAGCTCTGGCCCCAGCTGACTTTTGCCATCTGTTATCACCGTGCTTTTAGCATGAGAGATTAAAACAAGATTCCTTCCTTGTGCTTTACATAAAGATTGAAATCTTCTAATAATATCGATATTCTTTTTTCTTGCTTGTGCCCAATCGGCACCCCAAGAAGAACCTTCTCCCATTGCTATTTGACCTCGTTCATCGCATACTTCGGCTTCTATCCATCTGTTTACGTGATCAATAGTATCGATAACTATTGTTTGATATGGTAGTTTTTTAAGGTTATCTTTTAACCAATGGTAAACTTCTACCATAGAATAAACTTCCATTGGTTCTCCAACTTTATCGCCTGAGCGAAAATAGTAATCTCGTTCATCATTAGGAACAACTTCCGTCAAATCTGTTCCCTTTGAAGTTACTTGCTTACCATCTTCCATTACTGGTCTAGTTGGTGTGTTTAGAGATGTTACAGTTACAGTATTTGCTTTGTCAACAAAATCTGAACCGAGGTCGGTATCTATTAATAAAACACCCTCTGCTCCTGTATCACTCCATCTACTGGCCTGTGTGGTTTTGCCTGTTTTAGGCTGACCGATAAAATACCAAGTCAGCCCATTAGGCAATTTTGTCCAGTCCGTAGATACTTGTCGTACTTTTATATCCATAGACTATCCTTAATTAAGTTACTAGTTGTTCAGTTCGCATTGTGAGAGGCATTAAGCCTACCCAAATATAGGCATAATATGCCTTGTTAGCAACGACATTAAACACCTGGTCAATTCCTAACCCTCCTACAATTGATGCAGTAAATATTGTATGTTTCATTGTACAATCTGCATCTGCTATAGTATGGCTAGGTTGCCAAGTGTCTAAATACTTATCATGTTTTTTAGTAGCTGTAACTATTTCCATTGCCAATGCTCCCATTCGCAAATCTAAAAATAGTTGCCTGTTTGATTGCTCTTTCCATTTTTGATAAGCAATCATTCTACCTTCCATATTATCTAAACAAACTATCATTTTTGGTAATGTGGGGCTAGTTTCATCGTAAAATTCTTGAAAGAATTTATTATTACCAGGATTAACTGAGTACAAATCAGCGACATTCTGAGCTACAACAGACTTAGGTCTCCCTATAGCATTTTGCGGATACATAGTTGTAGAGAGATTATGCTCTTCTAATGTATCATCGTCCCATCCTGTCATTTTCTTAAATCCCATAATGGATAAGAGAGGTACCAGCTGTGAGCCGATACCTCCTAATCCTACTATTCCGATGTGGTCTAGCTTTCCCTGAGGAATTAAATCCTTGTTTCTTAAGAATCTATTAGTAGTAGCCATGATAACCTCCATATGAATATGCATCTTGCATGTACATTAATCTTGTAGCTTCGTCAGCTTTAACGCCTAATGCCATTAGTTGCTGTTCACATTTTCCATCATCTAGAGTCCCTTCTTCAAACTTCTTAAGAATTGCTTTAATTTTCTTTTCTGCTTTCTTAGATCGTTTGTTAGGTATTCCAAATAATGCTGTCTGGTTATTTCCGCCATATCCACCATAAACTCTACCAGTATAGGTAACTACTGGTTTAGGTTTAGTCTTCTCTATGACATCTCCTAATTTTACCCAATCATTGTTGACTTTATAGGTATTCTCAAGCTCTATCTCATCTTCGTCAATTATATGAGTATGAGAAACACCATATTGGTCTTTATAGCTAAATCCAAAAGATACTAACTCTTTACCAGAGGATGCAACTATAGTGCTGCCATAAAAATTCTCTACAGGAGCCATGTCCAATAAAGTATCTTTATCTGTTCCTGAAAAGAATGAGCCCATTGTATTATGGCTATGTATTAATCCCATATATGTATTTTTCAAAAGATTCTTATTATTTTTATAAGTATCTTCCAAGATACCAGCTACATCTTTCGCTTCAAATTCTGTTGCTGTATGAGTACCTAAATTTAATGGATGAAAGTGTACTATTTTCCACTCTTCTGGATATCCATCACTATCCGTTTTTATTTTATACCAAGCTGGG